CTGGGAATGCAGGGCTTAGCTTCGGCTTAGAAGCCCCTTCCGCAAGGGGGAGCATTCACAACCTCTCGCCCTAGGATTAAGAGATAGAGAGGAACTATAAAGCCCATTACGAAAAAGGATAATCTATTTTGTAGTGGGCTTTTTTATTAAGGAGACTTGAATATGCCAGAAGAAGCTGAAACTTTACTTTCGCCTGAACCAGAAAAGGGAGAAGAGGCAGCACAAGAAGAAGTAGAACCAGGAAAAGAAGGAGAAGTAGTAGAACCGGAACCAATTTCGCCGACTATAAAGAAAATGATAGAGCAAGCAGCAGAAGGAACATTTCAACGGGTAGCGTCATGGCAAGGACAAAGGGAAAAAGGGTTATTTGATGCTCTTGGGAATTTGATAGATTCCAGGTTGAGTAATATTTCAACTTCTCCTTCACCATCATCATCAGAGACGCTAGCGACAATAGATGAGGATCCTGAAGCATGGGCAAGAACGGTTGTGCCTCGTATTTTTGATGAGGAAATAAATAAACGAACACAAGCAGAGCAAAAGTTTAACGCAGATATAATTCAACATGCTGCTGCTGTTATGGATGCTGATCCATTATTTGCAGATAAAGATTTAGGGAATGAAGTTGTAAGTGAAATTCAAAAGAATTTTGGAACGGTTAATAAGCAACTTCCTCCTGATGCTGCTGCACAGTTATTGGTAAATACTGCTCTTGCTGGTGTTATACGGAAGAAAATGCTGGAAAAAATTAATCCACTGGCAAAAAATAGACCGGCAACTGACCCGTTAAAAACAATAACTGCTCCTATTACTCCTGCGTCAAAGCCAAAGGGAATTAAACTTTCGAAAGAGGCGCAGAAGCTAAAAGAAAGATTTGGATATAGCGATGATGATATTGCTCGTGTGTTTGGGGGGGATTGAATGCGAATAGGACGTAAAAAACTTAAAATGAGTTCGGGAGAAATTAGGACATTTAAATCTGAAGCTGCCAGGGAGAGATTTGAACGAATTGCGAAAGCGATCAAATATGGAGGATTCAAGCCTACAAAGAAAAAGAAGAAAAGATGATTCAGACAACAAAAGATAGAAGCGATTATGTATATCGCTGTTCCGTATGTGGATTTGAGAATCGGAAAAAAATTATACCAGGATCTAGATCTAGTGTTCCCTTAACTGGAAAAGGGAATTATGGAGATAACGCAACTCCGACACCCGTTGCTTTTGCAGATGAAATGTATAAAGCCGTTACCATTGGATTTGTGGCTGCCACAGATAGTGCGCCGGCTTACTTGACGGATAGCGCTTGTCTGTTTGGGGAAAAACATTTCACACCTTATATGAAGATACGGATTGTGACGGATAGCGGAACAAACGATGGAGATTACACTATAGCGGAAAGGGGTGTAAGCAGGAATGAGATATTACTCAGTTCTACTGATACTCTCACTACTGAAAATGCTGCCGCCGCCGGTAAGGCGATAATCTCAAGGATTTTGTATAAACCGAACATAACTTCAGGTTGTCCAAATTGCGGAAGTCTTGCATCAAGATAGCCTGAATATCAAAAATAAGGAGGCTAACCATGGCTTTCAGTTTTGCAGGAGACTTATCAGGCGCTGCTCCTGTGGTCAAGAAACTTCAAATAGCAGCAGATGTTTATCAAGGCCAGCTTCTTTGCTGGGACGCTGACGCCGGCGGAACAGTCGAGCCAGTAGCCGCCGCGGCTGCAGGGCCGGATACGGCGATGAGGATAGCGGGGATTTGTACGGGAATCGTTACAAGTCCAGTGTTTAACGCAACTTACAAAGGCGATAAGGGAACTTATGACACCGCGCAGGCAGATTTAGAAGCCAATAATCCAGTTGGTCCGGCGCTGGCAGAAGTTCTTCTTATTACCCCTACGACTTTAATTAAAGCCCCTATCGTAAAAGATACAATAGGGACTGCTCCGGAACGGAAGGCATGCACCACGGGCTCAGCCGATGGTCTTACTTTTGTTGTAGCTGCAATAGATACAACGGTAAGCAACTATTCTAGTGCTTATTGCTCTGCCGGCGCCAATAGAGGCCAGTACCGCAAGATCACCACAGGAGCCGTTGCCGTTCAAACCGTTCTTGTTCCGTTCACCTATGATATAGCGGTTGGCGATATTTTCTGTATTGCCAACATTAAAGAGGGGCTGGCTCACGTTGATCTTGACACTCAGTTCCAGGGCATTGATTCTTCTCCTGCACTTACATCTTATTTTGTAGTGTATGTGCATGAGCTGAATCTTGAAGAGGCGGGTAAGGAATACGCGATATTCACAATTTCACCCCGTCATCTGTTATAAGGAGGTGTAAATATGGGAAGCCCATTAACAGATAAGCAGTTTGTGAGACTGTTGGATGATAGGCTTAGTAAAGTCTATTACGATCAGTATAAGGCATTACCTCTTATACGAGATCAGTTTTATAACGTTAAAAGATCTAAAAAAGCATGGGAGGAGTTCTTCTCTGTAGGAGCCATTCCTGATCCCGAAGTATTCCAGGGAATAGTCCAGTATCAAGGCGTTTCTCCTGGATACCATACCAAAATTGAGCCTTTAGAATATGCTGGAGGCATTACGATTCAGAGAAGACTTATAGACACAGACAGGTATGACCTTATTGAAGGAATGGATAAAAACCTTGCAAAAGCGGCAAACCGTAAAATGAACAAGATTGCGCACGAACCTTTCTATCATTTCGATTCAACGACTTTCACATATACAACCTCCGAGGAAGGTGTGGCTCTTTGTTCAAACAGTCATACCACTAAAGCGCCAGGCGTTTCTACTGCTTCTGGTTTCGATAATCTCGCTATCTTAGCCTTTGATGCCATTAATCTTGAGGCTTTAAGAATTCAGTCGAAGGGATTTCGGGATGATATTGGTGAAAGGATAGAGACAAACTTTGATACCATTATCCACGGGACAAATCTTGCTGAAGCGGTCTGGGAAGTTCTTAATTCTCAGAACAAGGTAGATACGGCAAATAACAATGCCAATTTCCAGAGAGGACGCTGGAAGTCTATCGAGCTTCCTATGCTGGATGATCACGATACCAATGATTGGATGATTGTTGATTCAGCGGCTATGAAAGAGTATTTGATCTGGCTTGAAGGAATTCCCCTCGAATTCAATTCTACGACTGAATTCGATACGATGATGAGAAAGTATGCCGATTATTTTGTGTGTGGCTGGGGATTCACTGGGTGGAAATGGATATTGGGCTCCAGTGTAAGTTAATTCCATTGTGAATTCAATACTTTGAGGCACAAAATAAAATGTTTGACATGATGATGCAAACTTGCCCTCGCCGGCAGACCGGGGGATTAACACGTCTGCTGATTTTCCTTTCGTAAAAGAGGAGATGCATGTCCCTGGATGGTTAAGCGCTAGTTCGATTCTGGCGGGCATAAAAGGAGGTTAGAAATGGGACTTACAAATTTCCCCCACGGAATAACAAGTTTTGGTGTTCCTGTTTATGGAGTTGCAGGTGATGTAGTTGCGGGTAAGGTTTTTTGGGTTTGTTCTGTTGCTGCCAAATCATGGATTGCTGGAAACGATGTTCCAAGCGCAGGCACAAAAACTAAGCCTTTTGCAACGATTGACTATGCTATTGGCAAATGCACGGCAGGTAATGGAGACGTTATTTATGTTTTGCCAGGTCATACGGAAACGATTGCAACTGCGGCAGGCATTGCAGCCGATGTGGCTGGAGTTTCTATTATAGGCATAGGTAATGGCGCTGAAAGACCTATCATTACCTGGTCTGCAACTGGTTCTACTCTTGAAGTTTCGGCGGCAAATGTACTGTTGAGAAATGTGCAATGCCAGAATGCTATCGATAGTTTAGTGTCAGGTATTTCGGTAACTGCGGCGGGTTTTAAGTTGCTTGGTTGTTCCTTTACGCAACCTACTTTAGCCAATGATGCTTTGATATGGCTTCTAACTACGGCGGCAGCGGACGATCTTCTTGTTCAGAGGAATGACTTCCGGCAGTCAAACGCAGGCCCGACAGAGTGTATTCGTCTTGTAGGGGCAGATCGGGCAAAAATACTCGATAATTACATTATTGGCAGTTACTCGACGGCAGCAATCAATGGCATTACCACTGAAAGCTTGGAAATCCTGATTGCAAGGAATACTATCTGCAACAGTGTCATTGACAAACTTGTTATAGACCTTGTTATAGACTGTACTGGAAGGATCGAATACAACAGCGGGACGGTTGTTTCCACGGCGGCTATTACTAATGCAAATATCATTGATGCTGCAAGCTGTCAGCTTGCCGAGAATTACTTTTCCGATGCAGCTGGCGAGACTGGCAAGCTTATAGGAGCAGTTTCAGCATAAGAGTCATCTTCTCTCTCCTTTTTGCCCTCGCCGGCAGGCCGAGGGATTAAAACGCCTGCCAAATAATTGGAGGCCGGCATGGCTAATGCAGGATTTTATTTCATTGTCAAAGGTGAAGACGGAAGAGAACGTAGAGTATCTTATCGGGATTTTTATGGCCCAATGGATAAGGGTTCGGCAAAGCCTTCTTTCTGTTACCCTCAACATAAACAAGATATGATAGAAGATATTCAGAAGATGGAGAAGGTTTTAGAAAATGATTATATTGCTTCCGAACGTAAAATGGAAGCAAAAATAAGGCTTAGAGAAAGAAAAGAGCGTCTTAAAAGTATTAACGAACAGGAGAAAACGGCGAAAAAATTATTCAACGAACATAAAGATAAGTGGATGGGAAGAAGGGAAAAATTAGCTGAAGAAATCAGTAAGACCATGCCTTCGAGAGATGCAGTAAAAAAGAGAATTGTAAACCCTTTTAGTGTTTTGAAGAAGGAGAAATCGGGTCTCGAAGAGAAGAAACGAGAATACATTATTTTAAGCAGGCTAGCCGGCGAAGAAAGTAATGTTTCATTCCTTCAGCGTGACAAAGATTCTGATTCATCTCCTTCGATATAAGGAAATTTGATGTCAACTGTGGCCACCTTATTAACGGCGATAGGCTATAGGTTAGGTGGTGGAATAGCAATATCACCAACATCTGATCCCTCCCGTGCAATCTGTATCCAATGGCTAAATGAAACAG